GCTAATTCTGATTTCATATACGAACCTATGTAAGGCTCTTGAATCATTTTAGTACCAGGAGCTTTAGAAGTTGTTTCTGAAAAAGCGGCTCTACCCATAGCAGCTTTTATAATTTTTTTACCTGCAGGAACACAATTAGGCACCATCTTATTACCTTTTTTCTTCATGCCCTTCTGCACATATCCATCCCAACATGGTCCTTGTTTTGCCATTAATCCTCCTTTATAGCCCGGGCTTTGTAAGTGTATAACTTATCCTTTTTCCGGTTGTACAACTTCTTAGAGTCTATCACTTTTGATTGAAATGTTCTAGACCTTACGGCTTTTGCGTAAGGATTCTTTGGCTTTTTTTGCAATGTTTACAACTCCCCTTTTGCCCATAACTTTAGCTCTCTGTTCCATTACAGTCAAAATTTGTATTTTTCTTGCAAAAGGCTTGTTAACTTTTTTTACTTTTGCTGCTGTAGCTCTTGCATCAGCATCTGTTTTAAACTTAATCCTGACTGTATCCCTCGGATTTTCATCAGTGTATAATCTTCGATCAGAACCTTTTGGTTTTTTTCCTGTGCCTACTTTTGGATCTTTCATGTTAAATCTGTTGCATTACCAATTATTGGTTTATATTTTACCTTACCATCTTCTCTGTATGCCCGCAATAATTGTTTTCTTGGATTATCTGCTACCCAACTGCAATGCACCCATCCACTATTAGGTTCTCCAGGTGTATAGAATTCTAAGATCATTTGATCCCAATCTAAGTTTGATTTAATCCAATCAAAGACTTCAGCGTTGTCAACGCCTAAACATTCGAAATCAACAGCCTCTGCACGTGAATGCTGGCTGGTCAAACTCGAACCTATGGCAACACAAAGTTCTGGACTACGATAGCAACTTGTCACAGAAACTCTTCCAAAATGGTCACGTACTGGCTGCAAAATGTTTTCACATAATAATTTTAATTTTTCTATCTGATCAGCATTAGGATTATTATCAATCCCACGCCTAATAGCAGTATCTGATTTAATTAGTTCAGCTAAAGAAAAATTACGTGTCAGCTTCATTTTTTTTACCATTATTTTCAAAACTTAAATCTTCTGCTTGATCCTTTTCTTGCATATCATAAAACATATTATCAGAATCTTCTGTTACTAATTTTGTATCTTCTGCATCCCAGTAAGTAGTTTGGACTTTATAGTCAGGCCAACTGTTGTCAGTAGTATAACTATTAACGTGCCACAGGCAACGATTGTTAGGCTGACCAGCATAATTCCCGTTATTAAGAGCCAATATATGCGCACACTTATGTTCTTGAGGTATTTCAGAATGTTCTGTATCCAAAATATTAGTGTCGGGACTTGCCCAATCAATGGTAAATAAATATTTACCATGATAAAATTTTTTATCGATACCCATATATTTGCCATTTAAACCATCCATCCAATCAAAACAATGAACACTAGGCCAATAGCTAAAACAATTCCACAATTCAAGTTCTTGTACTTCCATATCGGGAACTTGATATCTTTCGAATTCTTTTTGGAAAAATGCTGAAATAGGTAATCGCCAGTAGCAAGCACCATTTGGCAACATAATGTTAAACAATAGAGCACGCCCTGAAATAGAAGTAAGACCAAAGACAACGCAGTCACTACTAAATTTTTTATATTTTGGGTCCATGTCATAAAGATATTCCTTTCTTACTTTACAATAAATTGGTGGTATGTTTGCATTTAAATATGCCATTATTTTAAATGTAGTTTTTTAATAGATTTTTCACCCATGTAAATCTCTGTTTCAGCCTCACTACGAATACATTTATAAGACACGTTAGGATTGAACTCTCTTTCAGCTACTCTACGAGCCCGAAGACACGCAGCCATGCTTTCTTGAATACGATGCTCTTTGATCTCTCCATCCCAGAACATAAGTAAAGCTACAACAACTTCTATCACACTATCTTACCTTTGTTTTCACCCTGTTTAATTACATATTTCTGTGTACCATTTTTTCCATGTTCAACAGATTTTTTCAAATCTCTCGCAAGATTCATTTCTTGGTTTTCTTTATTAATTTTTCTTATATATTCTAAAACTTTTTTAGTAACTCTTCCCGTTGCCATTGTATTTTATCTCTCTGTTTGCATCTTTTAATTTTTCAATGTCTATTAAAACTTTATCCATTTGCTTTGTTAAAAACTCAATGTTTACTTTATTTAAAGCCATGTCCTCAATATGTTTATTAATACGATCGGTGGTCTTATATAAATCTTCCAACATCATGTATTGCTCGCTATCTGCGGGAAGTGACCCCATCTGTCCACGTGGCCACTTTATTCTGAATTCTGTATTTTGCTCAACATCCTGTTCCATTATTTTTATTTTAGTGTCTGCAATGTTTAAGCGTTCAACCATTTGAAAGTAACCCATTGTACCAAGTGCTACGATAATTATCAGAGAGGCAACCGTCTTCATAGGCATTTGAACGGCTGCCGACTCTGAAATTGATAAAGGTTTATTGCTCATAAATTATTTTGTCCATAGCCAATCTTTGACTTTTCTGCCTGGCCAACAAATAACTTTCCATATCCAATTCATTATTTTTTTTGCCATGTCATTATCCTCCTCTATAATCGGATGAGTGCAGTTTCTACAATCGCAATCATAACCGATACATTGGTTACTATTAACATATTGACCTACTCCTTTACAATGACAAGGATGAGAACATAATGTGCAAATTAACACTTCCATCTTCTTCTCGCTTGTCTTAGTCTAGAGTTAGGATTTGCAGCAGCTTTAGGAAATTTTTTCATTTGTCCCGCTGATCTCGCACAAAACGACTTACGTCTTTTTGCAGCTTTTGATCCAGGTTTTACTTTTCCTGTCACCGCTGTTTTTAATTTTGATCCAGGATTCGCTCTACGATAAGCAGCAACACCTGCTTTTGTCATGCCTGCACCTTTTTTGGTGGGTCTAAAATTCTTTTTATTACGAGCTGGCATCACATCGCCACCTCGTTTCATATATTCTAGTTTTTTAAACATTTTATGTAAATGTGATTGTTACTCCGGCAGTGCCAGATATTGTTGCGTGAATTCCATTAACAAAAAGAATACCAGATCCAGGGAGGTACATATCTAAACCTTCTTCTCCAAATAAATATGTTGCGATGGTAGTGCCACTAACACCTCCTGTTTTAAAGATGATTGATCCACTAGCTGAATTACCTTTTGCTTGTATTGAGGTTAATCTAGCTCTTTTTGATGTAGGCACCATTTGCGCAGTCCCTGTAGCATGAGCTACCGATTGATCACTAGTGAATGAACCACCACCACTCATAATTATTTATTACTTGTTGTTAAATTTGGCCCAGAATATTTATCTGTCAATAAAGTATACGCTGTAACATGTGTTTTTGTTTTACAGAATATTCCTTTTGGAAATAAAATTCCATCTTCTGGAAAATTTATATTAACCACATCACCTGAAGGAACATCTGCAAAAAATAAAGTTGTTCCTGTATTTGATGTAGTAGTTAATTCTAATTCACCTGCTCCACCTCCACTTGATGCAATAATTATGCCACGCAACCTAATAGGTTGTGCAATAATTGCAGAAGCTCCTGCAGCAGCATTTGATCTAGTGGCTTGTATATCAGTTTTAAAACTCATAATTCTCCTTTTTGTGGCTCCCGAAGGAGCCACTAATTATTTATTAGCTCCAAGGATTAGCAAATGTTCCATTACCAATCAATTGTGCACTAACTTGCCAAATTAAACCATCAACTGCTCTACATTGAATTTGAGCACCTTCCAGTCCACCTTTGGTTGTAGCTGTTAATGTAAGAGTATCAGTCCCACCTGCATTAAATGCAGTTACAGCTCCTGGATCAGTTGCAGTGTTATTGTAGATTGCCATCCCTCTGAATACATCAGCTGTTGATCTACCTGCTGCAGTTCCAGCATTTAAAACAAAAGTGTTTGACCCAGTCAAACTTGAAGTAACAATAAATTCGTACTTAAGTCCAACTCTGTTTGTTGAATTTGGATCATCATTACCTGCTACTGCTGAGGTTGCTGTGTCGATTATAGAAGGTAAATTAAATACAGTATCTGCATCTCCAATTTGTATTATTTTACCTTGATACTTATCAATTCCTGCGATGTCTGTTCCACCATCAACTGTTCCAGTTATTGATTGTGCCATTTCAGGACCTGTTCCTATAAATCCTCTTAAAGATCTTACCGGTCCACTAAACGTTGTTCTAGCCATAATTTTCTCCTTTGTGTATAGCCATTGCACTATGCCGTCTCTATACCGTCTGCCTAGCCAGTCGACATAATAATTAATCTAGGTTTTTATATTATACATAAAAAAAGGGGCGATGTAAAACACCGCCCCTTCTCAAAATACTTACGTATTATCTATTAACTAGTTGGTAAGTTTCCATTACCAAATACACATCTTGGATCAGAAAATCCAAAAGAGTATCTTTCTCTAGCTTTAAATCTTACGTTTCCTGTATCGAAGTCACCTTCCATTGCAGTTTTGATTGGTGATCTAACAAACATTTTTAGTCCGTTAGGCACATCAGTCAATAAGAAGTAAGAATCTGTATCAGTTAAAAAGTTATTAATTACATAACCTTCTGGTACCATTCCCATGCTTCTTAACGCATTGATGTCATTATCTGCAGTTCCTGTTCTCATAGGAGACTTCATAATTCTCTCAGCAGTAAATTGTAATTCTTTTGGAATTATCATTTTTCTACCTTGAGCTGCTATTCTTAAGCCTCTCTCATCAACAAAACCAGCAATGTCAATCAATGACTGCTCAAGTGAAGTTTCATTAAGATCTGCAGCAGTTGCAAGAACGTTTGAGAAAGTTCCACCAGTTGCTAATGGGTGAGAAGCATTAATTAAAGATACTCCATCTCCACCAGTTACTGTTGTTACTTGCGCATTGTTCAATACATTTGCAGCTTTCACTTGTTTTGTATTTGCCATAGATCTTGCAAGAGCTCTTGTGTATCTTGCAGCTAATCTATCATATAGGTTGTCTTCGATTGCTTCCTCAGTGATAGCAAATGCTAAAGCAATTGTTTCATGTGAGTATCTAGCAGTGAAAGTTTCAGTTGCTTGATCAAACACAACTCCAGCACCTTCTTGTTTAGTTGGTGCAGAAGCGAAACCTGCTAACATTACTTCTTCTTCGAAAGCTCTGTCAGATGTTTCAGTAGTATAAATTTCAGCATGCTGATTTTCATATCTACTATACTCCAGGCCGAATAAAGCATTCAAACCTGGCTCTAGTTCTTTAACTAGTTGTGATCGTGATATCGCCATAGTTATTCTCCCTTATTACGCTATGCCTGTACCACTTCTGTAGAAGTGGTTGTTGATTCTAACCAATATATTAGCATTTGATGTTGTAGTGTCAGAATTTTCAGGATCCTGCGAAATGTCAATCGCTTGTACTGCGAAAGTAGTTGCAGTTCCTGATGTTCCAACGTCTAACATCGCTTCTGATATACCAGTTGTTGTACTTCCATTGTTGGAATCCAACGAGTAGTTTTTAAATAGATCCGCTCTTGTGAAAGCAGCATCTGCATTCATTAAAAAAACTGCATCTGGATCATCAATTACAAACGCAGTGATGTCACTTGCATTTGTTGATGCCGGATAAAAGTTTTTGAATGTAGGCTTTCCAGTAGTTGGATCAGTAAAAAAACATCCGTTGAAAACGCCCACAACAGCTTCCGATGTATTTTTAACATGTCTCTCAATATTTCCAGTTGATACAGGTATTACCAAATCACCTTGGAAGATATTTTGATCGTAGTTAGCTTTAATCGTATATCTGTTTTGAGCACCAGCTAATGGTGTACCATCTAGTTTTCTGTAAGGTCTTAGACCAAACTTTTCTAGTTGATTTGCCATAGTTGTTTTCTCCGTTTATTTATATTTAACTTATCCAAGTTACTTATAGGTATCGCAAAAATATTACTTTTTACGAGAACCGCCAAAGGTAACTCTAGACTGCCTATCAATATTGATTGGCATGTCCGGGTGTTGTTCCTTCATAAGATCTCTATCAATAGCGTCTGTTCTATCTTGAGTAATTTTTCTAAAATACTCAGCACGTTGTTTCAAGATCTCCTCTGGTATCCTTGCCAACACAAGGCCCCCAATTCCGATTAGACCAGCATGTTTTCCTTCAGTGATAATTGGGTAATCATGTTCACCTATTTCACTTAAAAGTGTTTCGGCTTTCAAAAATTCCCAACCCTCCCTTAGTTTCTTAGAAACGTTTGCAACGTCTTCGAAACCTGCAGTGGTTGTACGTATCCATCTATGACAGTACCCCTGCGGTGCAGCTGGCGCATCCAAACTGGATGGTGGTGTCCAATCTTTTTTTCTAGCTTGTTTAATTCTAGTATCGGACGTGCGTGAGGTTTTAACTTTTTCCATGTTATACTCCTTCCTTCACGTATTTTGCGTATTCCTCTAGTGGCACCCCTAATTTCTTAGCGATAACTACCTGTGATTTGGTGAGCTTCACAGACTTGCGTCCACCTGATCGCCTACTAACAGAAGCTACGTTTTGGACGGGTGCAGCTTTTGTTTTTTCTTCAGTAGAAGATTCGGCAAACTTCTGAGGGAAATATTCCTTCATACGTTTGTTTATTTGATTATAATACTCGTCACTTTCCCCGTCAATTCCCTGCTGTACAAGTTCATCATGGATACTCATAGCAGCACCAGTTAACACTCTATCGGTGCCAAACCATTCATTATCTTCTGCCCATTTTTGAGCTCTTTGACTGACAGGTGGTTGCTGAACCTCCTCTTTTGGAGGTTGTGACTCAGCTTCTTTTTTCTTTGCCTCTTTTTCTCCTAAAGACATAGAAACTTTTTCTTTTTCCACAGCCAATTTTGTAAGCTGATCATTAGCTTCCATTATTGCTTCTGTGTCATTTCCATCAAGAGCAGCTTTGAGATTAGCTTTAGCTTTTTCTCTCTCGGAATCTATTCTAGCATCATATTGTTTAAGATAGTTAGTATCTGTCTCCTCATACTTTTCATTGATACTATCATACTTATCTTTGATGCCTTTTGCATATTCAATAGCAGCTTTTTCTCTTCTCTCTGCCTCTCGAACTTGAAAAGTTAATTTTTTTATTCTTTTTTGAACTTTGTCAGAATACTCTTCTAAGTCACCTTTATTCTCCTCTACCTTTTGCTCTACGGGCTCAGGTTCAGGTTTTGGTTCCTCAACTTCTTCTTTAGTTTCTTGTAAAAGTTCTTTTGCTGATTTACCGCTTTGAGTAACATCAGTATAACCTAAATCGACATTTTCTTTTTGTGCAAAAGACTCATCTGGTTCTTTTGGACTTTCAACATCGACATTTTCTTCATTGACACCATCTGTGTCTAACTCCACTTCGGGAGTTTTGTTTTCTTCAGCCATTTGTCCTCCTTAATAATGGTGCAAAATATCACGTGGATTTTTAATTGTTGAAATCACTTCATCATCATTCAACACCCTTACTTCTCCACCTTCTATCTTGAATCTTGAACCTGCGTACCTACTAAATATTATCCATTCGTGTAGCTTACACCAAGGTCCTAACGGAAATTTATCTTTGTCTCTGTAACAAAGATTACCCATCTTAAGAACAAGACCACAGACTGTAGTCATCTGTATGGTTTCTTGAGTTGTATCAGAAAGAATTATCCCACCTTTTGTTTTTTTAGGTCCAGCGTATGGTAATACCAATAATCTGTACCCTGTTGGTGTAGGTAATCTATCTAATAGTTTGTCATCTATTGCTTTGGGATCAAGGACTGTTTTAACTTCTTCCTCGGGTTTATACGAGTCTTTTAGCGTCTTTTCAGTCCGTTTCGGTTGCTCCGTGGACGTTGTCATCTTCTAACTCCTGTTTATTCAGCAGGTCTTTTAGTTCCTGTTGCAAATCTTCTAAAGATTTGATTTGACCCCTAACATATTGTAGTTGGTCAATCGTGTCAACACTATATATAGCGGCTTCCTTATATCTTTCTAATCTCTTTCTAATTAAATTTTGTAATAAAGATATTGTATTTAAATCCATTAAAAATTACTATCTGTGTATTTTCTTAAAACTATTTTATTTTTACCCACATGCATTAATTTAATATCCATTAATTCAGCTGATTTAATGATCATGTCAAATTTAAAAGACTCATAATCATCTAATATAATAAAACCCTTATTGTTTAAACGTTCACCAAAAAATATTACCTCTTTGAGAATATCTAATGTTTTATGTGGCCCATCTAAAAAAACTAAATCATAATCATTTCTTACTATTCTATCTTTTTTATATATAGGAACTCCATCAGCAAATTTTCTCATAAAATCATCATCACTCATTTGAAACAAAGAAAAATTATCGTAGTGTAAATTTTGTAATAAAGTAGACTTCATTGAGTTAGAATAAGTAGGAGATCCACCATCTATATGTTCTATTGTAGAGTCTTTATCAAAATGTTGGTATGTAATATCTCCATAAGGGTCTATACCTATGTGCCAGTGATCTTTATGTTTTAAAGATTCTAATATTGTTTGTGATCCTTTACCTAACCTTACACCTATTTCACAAGTAAATGGTTTATCGTTTGTGACCAAAGCACAAACTTTTTCTAACAAATCATACTCGATGCTATCACCCTCAATCACTGAATTCTTTCAAAACTTCTAGTTTACCCTCTGCGTCTGTAATTTTAGTTATTAATTTATCTGCTTCTTCAACTATATTAGGATGTTCAGAAACACCCACTGGATTATCTAGATAAACTTTAAGATTTGCCTCTGCTTCTGATATGTCAGAATTGTACTTATCATGTAAGGCTTTCAAGATAGTTGCACGCATACAAGAACTATATGAATTTTTTAAGATTTTGCAAATGTTTTAACATTTGTTGGTTTGCCACCAACACCTTGTGGTTTAGCTCTTTTTCTTGCAACGGCACTCCGTCTCTGGGATTCTGTCATTCTTGCCGCTTTTGCAGCAGGGACGCATTTTGGATACTTTCTTTTTCGATCGGCCGCTAATTTGGATCGACCGCAAGGTGCGTAAGAGCCATCCCCTCGTTTGCTTCCAATATCTACCCATTTTTGTGAAAACCATTTCTTTAGGCCTCCCTCTTTAAGGTACTGAATGTTTTTTTGCATTACATTAAATCTTTGTAATAATCAGCCATACCCCCAACTGATTTTTTATTTACAAGTGTGCCTAAAGTTTTTGCTTGACCAGCATGTAATTTTGAAGCTTTATTTAATCCTTTAATAACTTTTTTAATTTTTGTATCACCACCTGCCATATAACCTTTTGCAGGATTATTGAGTTCAGCTTTTAAGCCACCATTTTTCATCATCCTTGCTTTTTGTAATCTACCCATAGCAGATTGAGATCCTGCAGTCATACCACCGCCCATCTTCTTTTGAACTTTTTCCTTTTTACCAACACCAATTAAAATCATAATTGCTTTACCTTTTTTTGCAGCTGTATATTTTAATTTACCTTTTTCATCGTACTCAGAAATAGGATTTTGTTTTTTTCTCATGTATTCTCTTCTCTTAATTGGATCGCCAGGCATAGTAGCTCTACCCTTTTTCTTATTTTCCGCATGAAGACCTTTGTTTGCTTTCATCATTGCACCTTTAGCTGCTGGTTTAGGTCCTTTAAAATCTTTTCTTTTTACACCAGATGGGTCTTTGATTTTACCCGCACAAATTTTGCTAGCGTATGCATTAGCGTATGCTGACGGATATACCTTGAATTTTCTTTGAGCCGCTCTTTTACCTCTTGGACATAATTTAGTCATCTATTTTTTTCCTCCGTTCCTAAAAATTTGTGTACCCTTTATACCATATATCGATGCTACAACCAAGATCCACAGATTTGTGAACCAGGACGGGAGCTGCGAGAACATCTCGAAGAACAATTTTACCTTGTCCATCGCTGTTGGGTCATCCGATATGACTGCGTA